GACGACGGTCCTTCTGACCGGTTGCACTAAAATAAAGTTTGATGGGTATGACCCTTCAACTGCAATGGTCAGATGGATATTTACGAGTAATAGTAAATGAGAAACAATCTCTCAATAAAAAGACAGATAAAAGAGAATGTTTTTAAGTTGAGAGAGGAAGGGAGATCTTACAAACAGATTGCCAAAGAACTTAATTGTAGTAAAGGCACCATAAATTATCATTTAAGTGAGGGAGCTGCTGAAAAGATTAAGTCTAGATCTGGAAGAAAGTATTGGAGAAAAGTTTGGAGATTTTGTTATGAAACTAAAAAACAAGAGAATGTACAACCATACAATGAAACATTACTTAGAAAGAAAGGTAGAGCTTTTTTGTATGGTAGAAAAGATAAACATACGTATAGGAAAAATAGAATGGGACTAAAACATAAAGCTACTAAATTATTTGAATGTTTAAATAAGATTTGGCCTGGAATAAAAAAAGAGAAAGATGTAAAACAGGCAGTTAATCAATGGACTGGTGAGCCTGATTTTTACGACGATGGTACACCGATCATGACTCCGTATGTTAGATGTAAACTAACTGATGAAATTGTTATGGCTAGAGGTAGTGACGTTCATGTTGACCATATAAATGGAGATAGAACTGACAATAGTCCTGATAATTGGTCCTTTGTAAAAGACTGGGCTAATGCTATGAAAGCTGACGCTAAGACTTATGATGTGTTAGAAGAGAGACTAGAAAAAGTTTTAAAAACGATAAGGAAATATAAATGAAACTAAAAATATATCTATGGATAATGGGTTGGTCCGGAAAGATAAATTCTTGGGCTTTTAGAAAACAAGCTGCGATTGTGAGAGAACATAATCGTAAAGAAGAAGAAGATTACTTAAAGGAGTTAAAAAAGAAACTATGACGGCTGCTTACGGAATAGGTATGTTTGGTTATAATATGATCTGTTTATTGATAGGTCTATTAATAATCTACTACGTAATTAATAAGATAAAATGATGAGTGAAGACGATTTATTAGAATACCATAACATTGGTAAGAAAGTAAAAAAGAATAATAAATACTCTTATGTTGATGGTACAAGAAGCGATGACCATGGAACAAGGACCTATGACGTAGCTGGACACAGGTTACCAAGTGTTACGACTATTTTATCACGGACCAAGGACCAGACATTCTTAAAAGATTGGAAAGCTAAAGTTGGCGAAAAAAAGGCAGAAGAGATTAAGAATCTATCTAGCAATCGTGGTACATCAATGCATAAATTTTTAGAAAAATATGTTTTGGGTGAAGGTTACGACGACTTAACAGAGATAGGTAAGACAGCTAAAAAGATGGCATCTAAAATTATAGATATAGGTTTAGCTCCGGTAGATCAATACTTTGGATCAGAAGTTACATTATACTATCCTGGCCTGTACGCAGGATCAACAGATTTAGTTTGCATGCACAACAACAAAGAATCTATTGTGGATTTTAAACAATCAAACAGACCTAAACAAAGGGAATGGGTTGAAGATTATTATCTACAAATAGCGGCATACGCCATGGCTCATGACTATGTATATAAATCTAATATAGAACAAGGTATCATTATGATGTGTACACCGGACCTATATTATCAAGAATTTAAGTTGGAAGGACCTGAATTAAGGAGCTATAAACATAAGTTTTTGAAAAGATTGGACATGTATCATGACCTAAAATTTGACGAAAAAGAACAAGCAAACGTTAATATTAGAGAGGAGGACTTTAATGAACGATAGGTTGTTTAGAACGCTTCTAAAGAGATACGAAGCAGAGATTGAAGATGCATTATACAAGTTACAATGCATTGAGGATCACAATATGGTGATACCAGAGCATATTGATATCACTGGTGAGGTAGACAAATTGCTAGGCCAAATAGGCAAAGCAGAAGAAAAGTTGTCCGTAATGAGGAAATATTATGGCAAAAAAGAGGCAAAGACCGTACTATAAGTGATCTAAAAAGTTTAAAAAAATTTTGAGTAAAAAAATTTTGAAAAAAAAGTGTACTTTTGTACTTTTGGTCTAGAAGTGTTGATTTTATTGACTTTAGGGTGGACACTTTATGGTACAAATTATGTTTAGGTGGACAGATTATTTTGTCCACCTAGGTATATATACAAAAAGGCCTTCCGCGAAACGTTTTAAAACGTAGACGTGTGTCTAAAACTTTCTAGATCCCTTATATAAATGTGATAAAAGAAGTTATGCCTAGGAAAAGACGAAAAAGAATCGCAACTGATGTATCTCCCGATATACCTTATCCGAGAGTTCGAGTGGAGTGGATTGACTGTGTCAGTGACTCGGGCTGGGCTACTGATAAAGAATTTGATAAGATGAAGTTAGCAAGACCTGTTAATGAAGGTTGGTTATATTCTAAAGATAAAAATTCTATAAAATTATTTGCTTCTTACGATAAAGATGATGATGGTATTACTTTTGGGGATCGGACGATGATTCCTCGTCAGTGGGTAAAGAAGATTCAGAAGATTTAGATGGAGTCACATCAATCAATTGCCCGTAATCGTTTAAGAGTTGTTTCATCTTCGCTTCTAGTTCTTGTTCTGACATGTCTTCTAGTTTCCCAGTTTTTATTATTTTTCTATCTATGTATAATCCTGCTGCCTTTCCTCTGTTTGTTTCAGCATTTACAGCAGAAGAGAAAGAGCCTTTCTTCAGAGCAGACTCACGGAGTCTAGCAAGCTCTGCTATGTGTCCTTCGTAAGTCACTTCATGTTTTCTAATTCTTTCTTCTCGTAGTTCACCAATATATTTTACTACAAGAGGTGATAGTCTTGGATTGCAAAGTTCTGATCCCTCTTGCCTTGCACGTTTAGGTGAGTAACCTGCTTTGACGGCCGCCTCTGTTTGTGTTAGTGGTCCGGTCTCATCACCAAATACTAAAAACTCAGCGAATCTCATTTGCATTTCTGTTAATCTTTTAGGTAAACCCATAGTTGACAATTTAAGGTAACATTGCTATATTGTCAACATGACAGACATAGAAAAAATACAAGAAAGAGTGAGAGAGTTGGAGATAATTAACGAGACTCATCAGCAGTTAAACGGTCAGTTAAGACAAGAGCTAAAACTTTTAGAGACTGAAAACATAAAAGATAAAAATTTGTTGCAAGGTTATAAAAAAGTGATAGAGGAATTAACAGACAAGTTAAACAAGAAGTCTTAATGAGAGTAAAAGATCTTCAAGAATTTCTTGGGCAGTTCACAACAGGATCTGACGCAATCAAAAATGCAGTCTTATTTTGTGAAGTAAACGGAACGTTGTATGACATAAGACGAATGGAAGTACACGAGAACTCCCAACCTATACTTGGTTTTAAAGGGCAGACATCACATCGTTTGGTCTTAAAGACACAGAAACCTTCTAGTATTATCTTGCCTGATAAACTAGCAAAGGACTATTAAATGAATGACGATGTTACCCCCAAAAATGTATGGGACCAGAGCGTAAATTATATCAAAAAATTAAAAAATCTTTTACCGATTTTTCCCTTATTAGACTTGAAAATCTTAGTCTATCCGGTACTCCTGATCTACTGGTCTGTAATAATAACGGCCACTTTTTTACAATTGAATTAAAAGTTACGAAGAGTAACAAGGTTAAGTTTTCTCCACACCAAATTAGCTTTCACGTGAAGCATCCTGACAATACGTTTATCATAGTCGAGGCCCTTGGTTCAGGGGACGTGAAACTTTTTCGTGGTTCAAGAATCAAGGAGCTTGTCGCTTGCGGCTTGAAGCTTGACGCTTGTTGCTTGGGGCTTGAGGCTTGTCGCTTGATGCTTCGTGAGCTTGGGGCTTGACGCTTGAAGCTTGGTCCTTGAGCCATTGCTTCCGGATCTTGGCCATCTCTTTCCAGTACTTCGGGCTGTGATAAGTCATGTTAGTGTTTGTGATATCTAACAGTTTTAACTTCAGGATCCCAGCACATTCTACAGTCTCGGCACTCGTTATCCTGTTTAGATGCTGGACAGTTAAAATTTTTTTCTACAACCTCTGAGCTGTTGGGCCACGATTCAGGCGCCGGCTGGTTCACCATCGGCGCGCTAAAACGTATAACCAGATTAGAGGGTTTATCTTGTAAATGTTTTTTGATCCATGCTTCACGAGTCGGGAGCCAATGACGCTTGGTCGGTGTGAGCTCGCAGACTTCATAAATTTTCATTAGGTGGTCCAGGTCCTGTACATCGCCTGAATCGTGCCATCGAAACACGTCCGGCTTCTTACTGTTGATCAGGTGGGCCATGGCGTCGACCCATGCAGGTGAAGAGATGGCCTTCAGTCTTCTGTACTGTGCATCCTGTACAACCTTAAACACGTAGCAGCCCTTCATTGCGTAACAATCGAAGCAGACGCTGCCCGGCACCGCTTGAAGCTTGCCGCCTGTCTTGCATTCCTTGGCAGGTAAACCAATTGACCAGCCCGGCATTTTTGAGGGCTTGCTCAGGCTGCCTCCTATAATTTTCAATGCTTCACTTGTTTTCATAATTTCTTTCTCCTTTAAACTCCTGGATATCATTATATAACTTTCTTGTCAAGCTTGAAGCTTGGAGCTTGCAGCTTGTTGCTTGCTGCTTGTAGCTTGGGCCTTGAGCCTGAAGCCAGCGCCAGTGATTAATTAAAATTGTATTGTACGCTGCCCCAACTCTTCCGTTTTTAATTCCATTATTTTTCATAATTTTTTGATCAGGGCCCGGGTGTCGTGTGGGGACGTCTCCCGCTGTCCTTCCCGGCACGCTGATCCCTGGTCTGACAGCTAGTCCGGATCGTGCTAGCAATGGCTGTCAGACCAGGGATCAGTTCTACCTGTGCGTGTGTTTGGATCTCTTTCAATCTACTTTACACCACAGATAGAAACTAAATCATATATAATCCTTGACAATCCTTTTGTCAAGTGTTAAAACAAATTATGCAAAATAAAACAGAAAGAGGTAAAATGACTAGAATAAGACTAAACCAAGAGTACAGAAATAAAATTGCAAATAGAATGAGAGTACACTTGGAACAAGAGGACACGCAAGAAAAACAAAAGTATGATGAACTCAAAGCAAAACAAATTGAGTTAAACGACAATGCGTGGGCGATAGCCGAAAAAATTGTTAGACGACATTATACTGATGAAGATGTTAAAATGGCATATCATCTTCAAAATAAATTTCAAAATGTAAATACTATTGCAAAGGATAGTTGTTTTCATTTTCATTATCTTGGCGAGGTTGAAGAACGAGATTACGACAACAATGTTCGTATGGTTGAAAAGCCGATTGAAAAACATTTTGATTTTAAATTAAATGGCGATATTGACCTTAACAATAATAACTCTTATTCAAGAGATAATGAATATGGTTATGCGTTGTATCGTGATGAACTAAAAGCACAAGATAATTGCAATCCAGATATTTTGATTGAACAAGAGGGCAAAGAACAAAACCCTCACAAAACAAAATATGTAGATAACAATAATAAATATCTTGGCAATAGTGATAGTGGTTATGGCAAACAATGGAACGAAAAATATCAATTAGATTTAATTGGTCGTGATTATTGTAGC